ACCCTGCTTTAGCCGAAGCAGGTTGTGGCAACTCGTAAGGCACCACAGAGCCCGAAACGATTTGCAAACTATCAAGCATTGAACCGTAGTTAGCTGAACCGTACCCTGCAACTGTGACTGTGGTGGTGTAACTGGTAGGCATCAAGCAAACCCTAGAACGCCTGCTTGTGATCCACCGTTAGCGGCAATCTTTGACAGGGCGCGTTGGATGGCTCGGGCTGATTCTCGTGAGTCAGCTGCACCGTAAACGTTCACGGTGACACCACCGCCCATACGGTGGTTTGGTGTGATGTTTCCGCCACCACCGTTTGGTGTAAATAGTTCTGGACCATTCTCGCCAACAAGGTAGGACATACCGGTACGGACTTGACCGCCAGAGGCTTTACCGCCACCAAATAATTTTTCAAATCCAGTTTTGACCCCTCTAATAAATGTGCCAGGGGCAGAATATTGAACTAGATTCAATGGGTTATCAGCAACTGATTTGTAACTGCCAGCGACAAAACTTAAAGAATCAGCAACAAAAGCCAAACCATTAACAAGAGTATTGAAGTTGCCTTCTGGATCATCCAATTCAAGTTTTTGAAACAATTTACCGAACTCTTCAGCAGCCTTTTTGACTGCTTTACCAAAGTTGATCCAAGCATCTTTCGATTCAGAGTTGGCTGCATAATTGAGCCCATCCATGTCTTTCTTTGCACCAAAAGCAGCCTGTTGCAAAGTCTTGCCGTCACCACCTTGCAACACATCGATAAACGTTTGGATACCACTAACACCATCAGTTTTTAACCAGTCCACAAACGTAGTGAAAGTAGGTGCCAAAGCCTGACCAATTTGCACTTGAATGTCATCCCAAACCGCCGACAAAGTGCGCTGAGAGTTAGCCAAGCCGCCAGAAGTGCGCTCAAAATCGCCCTGGGCGTCGCCAGTTTGTTTCAAAATTGTTTTATACGAAGCCAGAACTTTTGCGGACATATCTAAAGTGCCTTTGCCTTTATAAAGGCCCATGTCCATCGCTTCAGCCTTTAACGTGGCATCATTAAGCAAAACACCATACTTGCGGATAGGTTCAGACTCACCACGCAAAGCAGCACCAATGGCTTGAATTGCTTCCTCAGGAGAAGTGTTATTAAACGAAGCTAAATCAGAAGCCAACACAGTCAGATTCTTAGCGAACCCAGTAAGCTTTTTTCCTTGCAAACCAGCAGACTTACCAAAAATAGCAAAAGTTGCGGCAGCATCTAAAGCCTGAGTCTGAGATTGGCCGAACCCTTTAGCAGCGCCCTTTGACCATGTCTCAAGTTCTTTAGCGTTCTTACCAAAAAGTACATTAACTTTAGACAAGGTTTCTTCAAAGTCCGATGCAGCTTTAATGCCATCAACACCAAGTTTTATAGCAAAACCAGCCGCAGCCGCAGCTGCACCGGCAAACGCCAAACCGATACCCTTAGCAACACCCTTAACACGATCGCCAAAAGTCATTGTTTGCTTAGTCGCAGAATTCAAACCTTTACTGAACTGGGAAGTATCAGCGAGCAAAGCCAACTTCATCATACGAGTAGCAGTGTTCACCGTGTGCTCCAGTCATCAATCAAATTATCAACAGCCTGATACCAGCGCCGTCTAATCTCAGGTTGCAACTTCGTCAAAGTAGGGAACAACCAGTAACCCTTGCTACCGCCATTAGAAGTAGGTGCCGAACGAGGAGGGAACGCGCGACCACCATTACGAAGCAAAGCGCGACGGGCACCGAACTCGACACCGAAAAGAATGTCTCCGACAGTGCCGCCGCCACGTTTGTAGGAAGTGATTTTTTTGCTACCACCGATAGAGATGGTAGGTATGCGGTCATAACGTGCTTGGATCGTGTCCGCGATAATCTTTTGACGAGGAGAAATAGCAGCCAAACGTAAAGCCGTAGCAGTCATACGGCTAATATCCATCACTTCGTCTTTAAGTTCTTTATTTGCCTCTTTGTTCATTTTGTTCATAACAGACAAAAAGTCTTTGAGGTCTTGGTCATCGATACGGATGGTCACATTCATACTGCGGTCAGCTGTGGACTTGCCACGCTTACTCGCTAGTGGTGAATTGTTAGCCATTGTTCCGTTTCTCCAAAATATCTAGGACGGTCACGATAATTGACTCGTCTTGTTCCAGCCAAACACTGGGAGGAATCTGTGTGACGACTGCAAGTTCACAAGCCAGCCGCCCCACAGACCCCTGCTCTAGGATTTTGGGTCAGATTCCAAAACATCAAAATCCTCAACCTGATTAACCCAAACTTCAAAAGGTGCAAGTCCCTCTTCAGTGCGACCAAGAGCGCGGTGGCACATCCAAAGAATATCGCCCAAAGCTGGGTTCTTTTCAAACTCGGATATTGATTTTTTGAACTTCTGTTCCCATGCGTAACGATCACTAATACGGATAGCCGTAGCAGCGGTTGTTTCATCAATATAAGTGACGCGGATTTTCATTGAGGGTCCTTATGCTTTAGTTGGTACACCGGCACACTGGAAAGTAACTGACCAAGTAAGTGCATCGTTACCAGCGCCACCGACGGTTGGGTATTCAGGGTAAAGGCTACCAGTAAACGTTTGGCTGTTGCAGGTAAGAACAAACGAAACAGCGGTGTCAGGTGTGCCAGCGGCAGTCCACAAAGCGTCCATGAAATCAGAAGTACCAGAGGTCCAGTCCTGCAAAGCTTCAACAGCGAGAGTGACGTTGTTGTCCACTACCTTGAATGCCTTGGTTCCGCCAATGAGGTTGTAGGCGTTACGGGTTTGCTCGACGGTAAGGATTGCCGAGGTGATTTGCTCAGTGCGTGAAACGGCGTTGATCGACAATGTGAGAGTGCCGCCATTTAGGATAGTTGTTGCCATTGTGTTTCCTTTCTCAGAAAGAGACTGCGACTTCGAGGTCGATGTCGCTAACAGTCAAGTAGGCGGTTCCCACTTGCAGTTCTTGTGGTGCCGAAACAGACTTCAGAACAGTCCACTCTGGGAGCAGTTCAATGATGTCTGTGATGAAATCCTCAAGGCGTGTCAGTTCGCCCTGATTGTCAGCAGTGTTGGCGCAAACCTTGATTCGGTAATTGACTGTCACGGCTTTATTGCCAATGGTCAAAGGTGTGAGCCAAGGGGAACCAGGTGTAATGATGACACTGTTAGCGGTCGGGCTGTCAGGTGGGTAACTGAACGTCTGCCACTGAGTGTCGTTAGTTATTGCAGCTGCAAGGTCTTGGCGTACGGATGCGAAAGACATGATTAGCCGACCATCGAGCCAATGCTCATGTAAGGGGCTAGAAGGCCCTTCACACGGGTTAGGAGGCTGTGTCCCATACGGAAAGGTGCAGGAGCGAAATCAACGCCCACACCTTGCCCGTTGGAGGCTGTGCGAGCCTGCCACACATCAGCAGCGGTCATAAGTAAAGCCTGATGAACAGCCTCAACGCCAGTCCAGTCAGCAGCCACACCGATCGAAGCGGCAGGGATGACATAACGGGTCGTCACATCCGCATTGGTTTTATCCCACGAAATTGTGTAAGGGCCAACAGCGGTAATAGTTACGGTGCCATTGAAAGGTGTTGCAAGTGTTGAGGTGACAGTTTCACCGACCACAAAAGTTACAGGCGTTGAGGTTGTAACTGTTGCCACATTGTTCAGCAGTTTCTTACCTACAACTGGGAGGGTGTGCTGTTGCAACATTGGGAGGATGATTTCCTCAGCTGCATCAATGCAGGATTGAACTGTTTCGTCATCGTAGAGAGCCCCAATACCGAGAGCGTCACGGAGTTCAGCGACTGTGACATATGACATTGGGGCTCCTTACTTTGATGGGAGACCATACCCACAAAGAGATATGGTTGGTGGAAAGAGGGGCAGGCAATCCGCTACCTGCCCCTCAGTTTAATTAAGCGATGTTGAGACGGCGGATACCGGTGGCCTTCTTGACTGCGATAGCGCCGTAGCCGTAAAGACCGATCTGGACCTGTCCTGAGTTCAACAACTGAACCTGCAACTGGGTCACAGGTGATTCGTACCAAGTAACTGCATTAGGGGCAACCAAGAATGCAGAGTCATCGACAAAGCCTGACGCTGCAACGTTTGAGTCAACGTAGAGCGCCTTGTCGAGGACGTTACCAACAACGCTGTTACCTGTTACGGCACCTGGGTTATTTTGTGGGTTGTTCGCGAAGTAAAGCGGACGGCCAGTGGTGTCAGCCATGCCCATGATTGAACCCCAAACGTCAGGTGATGCAATGAGGTTAGAGGCGTATTCGCCAGTTGCTTTGAAAGCAGCAGCAGACTCAGTAGCGATGAAGCTCTGAAGGCCAGCAGCAGTAGCAGCGACACCAGTAGAAGCGGTACCTGATGCAACGAGTGCACTCAAGACAGCGGTGTCGGTTGCCTTAGCGTAAGCAAAAGACATTTGGCGGAGAAGTTCAGCCAAGAAAGCAGGGTTTGAACGATCGAGAAGTTCGTAAGAAACTTCGTTCTTGCCTGAGTACTTTTTGATGTCTACTGTGATGTAGTCAGAGGTCATGCCTGTTTCTGACGGTGCATCGCCTTCAGCAACTTCAGCGACGGTTGGCTTGGTGCCAAGACGAGGAATAGTGAAAGACATACCTGATGAAGGAAGTGCTTCACGGCTGATTGCATCAATCGCTGGGCGACCTGCAAAGTTGGTGGTAATCATGTTGGTCAAGTGCTGAGGCAAGGTAAGACCAGTGTTTGTGCTGGTTGAATCGTCAGCAGCACGAACGTACTGACGTGACTCATCGTTACCCATAGCAGCCTTGATGCTGTGATCAAGGTAAGAGGTAGCATCTACGATTGGTGAACGTGGTGTGGTGTAGGCAAGACCTACAACTGGAGCCGAAGCCTCTACGGTTTCTGCGGCTTCAACTGGGGCAGTGTTTTCTGACACTGGTAACTCCTCAATGTTGGGTTCCTCGGAAACGGGTGTTTCTTCGGCTTCTGATGCAGCAACCTTTGTGATTTCTGCACTAGAAAAAGCAGGGTTAGTGACGAGCGCGACACCAACAAGTTCGGCACGACTAAACACAGTCACACCGTCAATCATTTCGGATTCTTGGCCGATAGCCTCAATGCTGAACGCTGGACGCAAACCATCCGCAGCTTCGACAAGGGCATCAGATCCAGCAGTAGTCTGAGCGATCTTAAAATCTGCATAGATACCGTCAGCCTTAGCCTCGATAGATACAGCGCGACCTACTGGCTTAGTGCGGTCATGTTCAAGATTCAATTTGATAGCGGATACATCTGGGATGTTGATTGAGTCCTCTAGAAACATGGTTCGCCCAATGTTGGGTGTACCTACTTCGTTGAAGGGCACAATGCGACCAGAGATAATGCGGCGAGGAATATCGGCCGCTGTAATATCCATGCTCATCGTTATTTTCATTCTGTCTCCACATCGTCAGAACCTCTAGGTGCGAGGTCCTCCATTTCTCGGGCTTCGTTCACATCAATGATGCCAGCAGTCAAAAGTGAAATGACAACTTCAGTGCGGGTTTTAACGTCCTCGCGGAGGTAGTCGTCCAAGTCGAAACGAATGAACGATCCAGAGGTCGTGATGTCTGCCATGTTGAGGCGGTCCTCGATGGCTGCGATGTATCCGCGCAAGGTGTTATTGACCAAGTCTTTACGGGTGTCCACAGCGTTCGAGTAAGTCATGTTTGCCTGTTGGTCAGCGCCGACAAGGTATGCCGGTACGTTCATTAGGCGAGCAATTTCGGAGGCAATATGTGCGCGTGCTTCGACAAGCTGCATTTGCTTTGAGTCAAAGCCGACAGTTTGATATTCCAAATTGGAGTTCAGATAGGCGGTCGATTTGTTTTGGCGTGACTGTTTCCAAGTGTTGAGGAGTTCCACAACAGCAGAATCAGCCATATCGAAACCAGTATTCTTGAGGATACCCATTGGAACTGGGTCCTTGGAGATGTTGTACGCAGCGACCTCTAGAGCGTGGCTGGTGGCAATGGTGCGTGCACCGCGAGCCAAAACACCCTCATCGAGTGCTTGGAAAGTAATAAGGCTGCCAATACCAGACATCGGAACGGCATTATTGTCCACATAATATTGGTCGATTTGTGTATTGGCAGTATTGGTTGTGAACGTCACACGGCGAGGATCTACCCAAGTGAAACGGCTAGGGCGGTTGTCCTCAGCGTAAGTATTTGTGACAATCCAGTAAGCGCGACCAAAAAACATCAGCGAATCAATGGTCTGAGCCATCGTCACCGAACGTGGTGTGTGCAAATCTGGTTGTTCCATCCAAGACAAGCTGCGCATCTGGCGACCATCACGCGCATACATTTCGAGAGGAATAGATCCAAGAGTGTTACAAATGACGTTACGGGCACGAGCAACAGCAGGCACCTGCATCGCAACTTCACGAGTAACAGAGAATTCAAGGGACTGTCCAAAAGGTGTGTAGGCAACAGCCTTATTTACCTCTGGCGCTAGTTCAGCCCTAATAGGCGTTTCGCGCAATTGCCGAAATTGGTCAAAGAGTCCCATAGGTGTCCAATTATCCCACCTGTGGATAAGTTTTGCAAGTTATCCACAACATGTAAACAAAGGGGAAGCCCCACTGCCAGAGAGAAACAGTGGGGCCTCATGTGCGGAAGGGGGCACAGATAAAGCATACCTCTTCCCCGAAGTATTTGTCATAAAGACATTATCGTTGCCATTCCTGTCCTAGGTGAAGCCTGATGAACCGCCATAGCCAGTGCAACAGCCGCTTGGACTGAAGACTGACTATCTCGTCTACCGATTCGCCAAGAAGAGTCGCCCAGTGGCTGACGACTAGAAGCTGCGACATGATCTGTAAGTAACTGCTGCCCTCGATGTTTTAATCGACCACCATTCAGAGCAGAAACTGTCTCATCACAACCTTGGGCAAATATACTCATATTTACAACAAATACCGGTATTCGGGACTGCTGCAAAAGTGGTGCAATATGTGCTGCACCGTCACGCATCATGGAAACAGTCCGGACAGAAAACTCTTTTGACCATTTGGCAACCTCACCAGCGATCGGCATAGCATCCATCGCCGTATCAGATTTCCAATGCTGGATAACACCGACTCCAATAGTTTCATCGGGGAATTGTTGTGCCCCAACCAAAATACATTCGGTGCGTTCCCAGTTGAAATCGAGTGCCAACCAAGTCGGATAGCCTGGACTAATTGTCAGATCGGGTTCGAAACTGTTTGACCATTTCTCCATATCGAAAGCGTTCTCAATGGTGTCTACCCATTGGCACAGCATTTCGGTACGAATCACGTTTGGGCGGTCACTCATACGGCCCTCCAACACATCCACGGTAATCGTGTGACCAAGGGCAGGGTTAGCCATCACCCAAGCCTTACGATCATCCACAGCACAGTTAGGAGGGGCACTCCACTCCATCCACAAAATCGGTGACAGTTTGCCGTTCGCAATATCTTTGTAGGCGTTCTCTTTCACACGGTTCAACACCATGCTGGATGCATCACCAGCGTTACTGGTCAGCCAAGTTTGAGGGTTAGGGCGTGCAGTAGTCGTATAAACCAGAGCAGCGTATGCCTCATCGTCTTTGTGTTCACGCAGCTCGTCGATAATGACAAGGTCAGCAGACAATCCTCGACTGCCGCCGTTAGGTGCCACAACTTTATAACGTGCCCCATTCTTAAGGCGGATCTCCTCCTGCCCGTTAGCCCACCGGACATAATCCAATTCGGCGTAAAGAAAAGGGGTTTGTTGGATAATGTCTGCAACCAGTTTGAAGGTTTCACGGGCTACCTCTCGGTTCTGTGCGGTTGCCACAATGAGGCGTTCATCCCACAAATACAGGCCAGCGAGAATCCGCATACGCAACGCATGAGTCTTACCTGACTGGCGAGCCACAATGCAAGCAATAGTCTTATGAAACCAGTTTCCCTCATCGTTCACCTTGCAAGCATCATCAAACAAAGTTTGCTGCCAAGGCATCAACGGCATACCAATGGCCTCAGCTAGTGCGGCTACCTCGTGGCTTCGGCTTTGCAGGGCTGGAGACTTTGTTCGAATTCGAGGCAATGGACTGCCCACCAGCGGCTTTACGGATCGCGTCAAGGGGACTCACCTCATTCCGAGGTTCTTGGACCTTCGAGTCACGACCAGAGATCGATAACCCCAAATCACGAGTGACAGTTTCAAACAATTTGCCCAGGCGAATCACTGTTTGCTCATCCTCACCAGCATCAAGGAATCGAGACAACTTACGGGCCCACTCACACGACACCTCATCGGCAGGAGTCAACCAAACCGCATGCTTCAAACTGCGCTCAAGAGCAGATTCCAATTGCCCCAGTATTCGCTCGGGTGGTTTCGGTTTCGGTCGTTTTGTTTCGGTCATGGTCGTAGTCTAAACGGATTATCATCAGGGTTTTCGGTCGAAGGGAGAG